CAATAATGCTAACAGAATTACAACTTTATCATAAAACAAATTGGGAAGACTATACTGTCCTCGACGAGGATTTATACGAAACTGAAATTTATATAGATAGTGTGTTCGCAAGTGATACACTTGTGCTAGTTGCATTGAATAATTTTAAATATAACGGTTATAATGGCAAAGGATATTCTGTAGGTACCGCAACTAGAGGTATAACAGAAGAAGAAGCATATAATATCTGGATAGAAGATTTTCGCCGTAGAGAACGCAATTTAATCAGACAGCTAAAATCTTTTGGATTAAATGAAATATCACAATCGGCGTTTGATGGGTTGTTATTATATTATTTGTTAGCAGAAAATTTTACAATAGTTTATGCAATGGAAGGTCAATATAATTTAAGAGATCATATTGCAACTAAAAATTGGGATACAGTTGCTAGCATGATTTTAAGGGATCATGCAAACAGACAAAACTCAATTCGTGCAGCTACTATACTTCGTTTAGCAGATTACGGTAATCCAAAAAACAGAGGATGGTTACGTGCAAACGGTATCTTTGAAATGAGAGCATCTAATCAAATTGGATTGCTGTCAGGAGATCAATTAGCACGAGCAAGATTTTCATATTATGCTGAAACATTAGAATTTTTACCGTTAACTCCTAACAGTATTAAGCTTGATATTGCTAAACGTTACGAAGAAACATTGATTACACAACGTTGGACATATGACGGTTCTACTGTAAATTATTCTTTATCAAAAACTCCTGCAATGACTCCAGTAGAAAAACTAGAAGTTAAGGTTAATAATAATATTTTACAGTATGAATATGATTTTACTTTAAGTGGAAACGTGTTTACTATTAAAACAGATTCGATAGAATTAGTTACAGGCGATATTATTTCTTCAAAAATTAGGATATAATATTAGCATATAATTATCCGATAAATATTATTATGGCAACATATATCGGATATAGCACAGTCGAAAATCAAAACAGTAGCAAGATTCTTGTAGATAAAGAACTTGCTATTCGTGATTTAATGAATCATTTTTACACAAAAAAAGGTGAGCGAGTGATGAATCCAGAATTTGGATCTATCATTTGGGATTTATTGTTTGATCCGCTAGACGATTTAACAGAATCATTAGCAAAAGAAGATGTTGAGAGAATTGTCCGAAGCGACCCAAGATGGGTATTTCAGGATATGAAAGCAGAAAAGCCAGACGATCATAGTTTAAGTATAAGGGTGCAAATGTTTTATAACGATACTGGCACCGCAGAGGAATTATACTTAACATTTATAGGTGAGATAGAATAATGGCACAGAATATCAGACAAAGTAGTTTATTTGCTGCAGAAGACTTCAGCGTAGTTTACGAAAGTTTTGCACAAGCAGACTTTCAATCATACGATTTTGATACAATCAGAAACAGTATGGTTAACTATATCAACAACAACTATCCTGAAAACTTTAACGACTGGATTAGTAGCAGCGAATTTGTAAGTTTGATAGAGCTTATGGCATTCCTCGGCCATAACTTAGCATTCCGTGCAGACTTAGCAAGCCGTGAAAACTTTTTAAGCACCGCAGAGCGCAGAGAAAGCGTATTGCGTATTGCTGAGTTTTTGGGATACAAACCTACCAGAAACGTTGTTGCAAGCGGATACTTAAAGATAGATAGTGTTAGAACTAATCAGTTAGTGTATGATGTAAATGGCAATAGTTTAGCAAACGTTACAGTTCAGTACGAGGACACAACTGATCCCGACACGTATCAAAACTTTTTATCGATCATGAACAGCATTTTTCAAAGTAGTAATAGATTTGGATCTCCATTTGCTAAATTTACAAAGAATAATGTCCAATATGAAATATACAGAACTAACAGTTCTAACAACGATGTAATTAAAGAATTTAGTGGAATCATTGATTCTGGTAGAACTTCCTTTACTGCACATAGTATCAGTTACGATCAAGCTAGAAACAAACTAGAAGAAAAAATACCAGACCCATATGGTGTTTATGATTTGCTTTATCAAAATGATAATGGCGGACTTGCAAGTCCTAACACTGGATTCTTTTTCGGATTCAAAGAAGGGTCGTTACAATATAAAGATTTTTCAATTACAAACGGTCTACCAAACATGGTAATTGATATCAATGAGAACAACGTTGCTAACGGTAACATCTGGGTACAGACAATTGACGAAGTAGGACAAGTTTTAGCAACATGGACTCAAATTGACAGACTATTTGGAAACAGTAATATAGTAAACAATTCTAGTTCTAGAAATGTATACACTGTAAGTTCTAGAGAAAACGACCAGGTTAGTATTGTGTTTGCGGACGGCAATTTTGGCAATATCCCACGTGGCATAATTCGTGTGTGGTATAGAACTGGTATTAACAGAACATACAACATAAATCCGGATACATTTAATAACGTTACATTAAGTATCAATTACACTGGCCAAGATAGTAGAGCTTATGTTGCAACATTTAACTGTAGTCTAAAATCTCCTGTGAGTAATGCAAGCGAAAGAGAAACCATTGATAGTATCAAAGTAAACAGCGGACGTTTCTTTGCAACACAAGATCGTATGGTCACTGCCGACGACTACACTGTATTTCCTCTAACAGTAAGTGAAAATATTTTAAAAATTAAAAGCATTAACCGAGTGCATAGCGGTCACAGTCGTTTTAGAGATTTATATGATCCTACTGCAACATATAGTGATGCGATACAATATACTGATGATGCATACATTTATAAAGAAGATGTTACAACTAGAAGTTCGATATTACTGCCTTCAGTATTAAATTCTGAACAAATTCTAAGTCAGTATATTAATCCCATTTTAAGTAATCCGGAAGTTAAAAACTTCTATTACGACAGACAGTATTACGGATATGAAACAGGCGGATATAACTCTAATAATTACTACAATAACACAACTGAAAGTTTAACATTCTTAACAGCAAGTGATAGTAATATTACCGGAGTATACCGTTGGAACCAAGTAACAAGAAGTAATAATAGCTGTACAGGTTATATAACTTACAATAGCTTTGTTCAGAGATTAGGTGATAGCGCATCTGCTCCGCTAAGAAAATTAGAAGTTAACGGGTTAGTAGAATTTATTACATCACCGTTCAGAACAGGATATATTAAAACTATAGAAGTTATCAGTGGCGGATCAGGTTATTCTACCGCTCCTACTGTTGTTATAACTGGTATTGGCGCTAGTGCAACTGCAACTGCAAACATAAGTGCAGGTGTGGTTGTTTCGGTCACTATAACAAACGCTGGTACTAATTATGATTCAGTAACAAACGTAACCTTTACAGGCGGCGGAGGATCTGGTGCAACTGCAAAAGTTACTGTTTCAAATGCAGACACTGTTTGGGCTAGAATTGTAAAATTAGATAATGGTGGCTTTGGTGTAGATGATAGTGTAGGCAATCCAACCGGTGTAAATGTTATCGGGCAAGGAGCAGTAACTCTTTCATCATCAATACCTTCGGGCGCTAGAATAAAAAGAATTATTCCAAGTTGGGAAAGTCAGTTTACTAATACAGTAAAAACTACAGTAATCTCTAAAATTGCAAACAGACTTAGTTTTGGATTAAGATATAACCCAAGTATTCAAGAATGGGCAGTGATCGACAGCAGCAATTTACCTGCTAGTACTATAGCTAATAATAGTGTATCTAGCTGGAGTAGACAGTATGAAGGTGATACTTCTAATACTGGTAGAGATAATAGTTGGTTAATAAGAATCAACTATGCAAACTCTCAGTGGGAAGTATTAACACGCAAAACTCGTTATATTATAGGCAGCGATGCTACTTTAAAATTTAACAACTTAAATTTTGCAGAATCCTTCAGTAGCGAAACATTAAAGCCAGGCAGAGACAAATTTGAGTTTTTACCTATCAATACAAAGTCAACTACTAATATGACTCCACTAGGTAAAAAATATACATTTAACAGTTTCGGATATTTTACATATCCCGAAGGCTATACTGATCCTTATAAACTCAGAGTTACATTAGATGATAACGACAACGATACATTTATAAATGATCCGGAAGCATTTAAGAAATTAACTAGTACCGAAACTATTAACTTAGGAACAAAACTAGAATATTATCCAAACGAATACGAGTTCATTATCCATGACGACGACGGTGGTACCACTGTTAATGGTCGTGCATATCTACACATGAAGTATACAAGAATTGCTGATATAAATCAAGTGATCGATCCTGCAGTAACTAACATTATCGACACTTATGTCTTATTAAGAAGCTATGACACAAGTTTCAGAACATGGGCAGTGCGTGATGGAAGAAGTTACACAAAACCTAATCCTCCAACAATATCTGAACTAACTGAAACATTTACAAGCCTGGAAACAAAGAAATCTATCAGTGACCAGATAATTTACAGACCTGTAAAATATAAAATTTTGTTTGGTGATTTAGCTAATCCCGAACTTCAAGCTAAATTTAACGTTACTAAAACTAGTAATGCAACAATGAGTGATGTAGAAATAAAGCAACAAATAATAACCTTAATAAATGAATTTTTCAGTATAGAAAACTGGGACTTTGGCGAAACATTCTATTTTACCGAACTTGCAGCATATGTTCACAATAATATGATCGGTCAAATATCACAAATTACAATTTCTTCTGTGTCAAATCCAGAAGATTTAAATAGTTTATATGAAATACATGCGGACAGCGACGAACTATTCGTACCAGTATTAAGTATAGGAAATTTTGTTATCACTAATACATTGATAACAAACGCAACATCAATCGCAGCAAATACCGGAGTTAGCACAAGATGAGTCAAAATTACAAAGCAAATCCTACAGTAGCACCTCTTATTTCAAGACCAGGTGAGAGTAGCGAATATGTAGGTGCAAGAAGTGTAATGAACTTATTGCCTAATATTTTTAATACTCCGGTTAATAAAAAGTTCTTAGAATCTACGCTAGATCAATTGATGTCAAGTGGTAGTTTGCAAGCTATCAATCATTACTTAGGACACGAAGATAGTAGAATAAGCATAGATGACTTATACTTAGACGATAATAGAACTAGCGATCAATATCAGTTTGTTCCAGGCGTTGTTAACAAAGACGATAACGGAAATGTAACAGATGTGATATCATACGACGATATTATTAATGGTTTAAGATTTGGCGGTGCAACAGTTGAGCAACCTAATAGATTGCTCAATGAGCCGGCATATACATTGGACTTACCTATCAACTATGATATGTTTATTAACTATCATAGATATTTTTGGCTAATGGATTTTCTACCAGTGTGTGAAATAAACGCAACAGTAGGAAATCCTATTACTATAGCGAATATTGTTGGTCAAATTTCTTACACTACTCCTACATTGTCGAATAGTAAAACACTAGAATTTCATAACGGGATGCGTGTAGCATTTAAAACAAACTGTACAGGCAGTGCGACATATCCAGTTGATGACATTTACATTGTAGAAGGCGTAGGACAACCTACTGGTATTAAACTTGTCAGACAGTATGACGACATTGCTGCAGAAACAACATTTGTTACTAACACAATTTATGCGTTAACTCGCAATGAAGACAGCGAGACGCCTGTAGACATTCAAGATGACAGAATCATTGTTAGAGATTATGTAGTTGAGCGCAGAGACAGTATAGATCAAAG